TGCTTTGGTGGACTGAGTGCCATCGCGCAGAATTTCAAGGGACAAGCTAGTTTTGTATGCTTTCTTTTCATGGCGCGATAGGACTGTTTCGAGCAAATCGATCAGTGCTTCTTTTTTCGGCCTTTGCTTGGGGTTTCGTCGCCGTCGCTTGAGATACCAATACCAGCAGCAAGCAAGCGGTCTTCATCGAACCAGAAGCCGTCATGCGTGTTGTAGTATTTGAAATCCGTCCAGCGAGCCGGATCGCGCTCGTTGTAAGTGACTTGATCGGCACCGAAGTAGTTCTGTGCATTCGAGTTGTTAGTGGTATATACAGGCTCTTTGAAAGTGCCGTTCAGGAAAGACGATTCTTTCTTATGCTTTACGAGCACTCGAGAATCGGGTTCTTTTACATTGATTTGGTCGATGGGTTCTTTTTTTTTGTCGTAAGTGGCGAGCGCATAGTCTGCGCCTCGTACTAGTTGGTCAGCGGTAAATGGCATGGGAGTGTCCTCGATAGTGAATGATGGTTTGGTTTCCATCCACGTCGAAGGCTGCGAATCCCCCATTACGGCAGTACCAGACGCGACTCTGGCTTACGGCTGCGTGGCACAGGTTGTCAGCCTGTGCGTGCATATTGGCTATGTTTGTAATCGCGTCAACGGAGAAAATCAGCCGTGTATTTTCAATGCGTAATCCAGTGCATCCGATGGTGAATCGAAAGTAGCCGGTGCCATGTTAGGACGCGGCCCACTGGGTCGGACAGAATTAACCGGAGGCTTTGCCACTGGAGCCGGAGCCAGAAAGTCTGGAATCGTGGCGTAGGCTTGTTGCGTTGCTGCGAGCCACTGAGCAGGCGGCAGGGTTTTGCGAATGTTAGCTACCATCGCATTGAGATACGGACGTTTGGCCGCCCACTGAGGATCAGCTTGCATGTGCGCTTCAAACCCGTTCAAGTGTGCGATGCCTTGAGACTGCGCCGATTCTTGTTCCTGCTGCTGGGTCGTTTGCTGTTGAACCTGTTGCACTGAGTTTTGATGGGCGCGGGCGTTGGCAATCTGTAGCGCGTATTCCTTGGTAATGTCGCCGGTTTCCAATGACTCGGCTAGGTCTGGATGCTCGCTAATCGGGTCATAGACCCCGGCGACTTCTTTGCCCAATGCTTTCGACAGGGCAATGACTTCGGCCTGGGCCAATTCCAGCGCTTTTTCAGCAGACGCACGATCACCTTTCATTGCCCCACTGACAAACTTGCCGTAGTCCAGCACCATGCCGTACTGGCGAGCATCCATGCCGGTGTCCATCACCATCGAGATCATGTCATCCGCCGCTTTGGCACGATCAACAATGCCCGGAAGCTCGGCTATGTCCTCGATACCGGCAGACTTCAATGCCTCACGGATAGGCGCAAGCTCTTTGACTTCGGCGGTTAGTTCGCGGAAACGAGCGGCTGAGCGTTCTTTCAGGCCAAGTTCTTTAATCTCGGCTTCGGCATCAGCGTCTGGATCTGGTTTGTCAGCTTCGGGTTCTTTGGCTTCCGGTTCTTTTACCTCGGGGTCTGCTTCGGTTGGTTCAGGTGTTTCAGCAGGCTCAATGACTTCCGGCTCAGCGGGTTCCGGCGCTAACTCTTCCATCGCCTTATCCATTGCGGCCATTGGATCAAGCGCGGCATCTACTTCGGGTGTTTCTACATCAGGATTGTTTGTACTCATATAACCTCTGGCATTGCGGGGCTAGGCCCTGCTGGCGCACTCGCGGGCGCGTTGGGTGGTTGTCCCGGCATTGGTTGACCGGGCATCATTCCAGGCATCGGCATGTCACCGGCCTGCGGAATTAGGGAATCAATATCGAATCTGTCGCCTGACTTCTCGGCAGTAATGCGCATGAGTTGCTCGAGTGAGTCGGCAATGGCTGTCGGTGCAGCGCTGCGAAGCTGGCCGATTTGCATAATGCCCTGCTGCAATAACGGCAGCATTGTTGACCATGCTTGACGCTCGGCGCTGGTGTTTGGCTTACCAGATGATCCGGCGCGAATCTCCACATTGAGCAGCATAATCATGTCATCCGGCCCACCATAAGCGGGCCAGATAGCATCAGGGCCAGCGATGGTGCGGGCATCTTCTTCAGTCACATACACGCGTGCAAGCTCAACGGTATAGCGGGCCAGTTCTGACAGGGCCACTTCCATAACATCGCGCCTGCCGCCTGTGCGAGCCTGAAAGCCTGTGTTCTGAATCTCGGCCTCTGTCGCGGTCTTAGGTTGATTGACCGCCCCGCCCAGGGCTTCTTGAATGGCCCAGACGCGCTCGATCTCTTGAATGATGCGGGCGCGGTCGTACAGTGCAGCATCAATGCCCGCGTAAACAACCGGCTTAATCAAATTGCCAATGTCAGCGTTCGGCTGTGTTGGGTGCAGGATGACCATTTCCTGAGTGCCGCCGTTTTCCAGCTTCTTGACGTTCTCAGCGTCCAGCATCCCGCCATTGATAGCGGTCTTTGGCCTGATACGTCTGCGATGCTCGGCTTCGGCTGAGCCGATGCGGTTGTATTCATCAACCAGCTTCATCGTGCGTGTGGTCAACGATTGCGGGTGTCTCTGTCCGTCTACTTCGGACGTGGTGAATGTGAAGAACGGATAGAATCGGGTTGTTGCTGGCGGTGTCCACTGGGGTTTCACCCAATAGCACACGCCTTCAATGCCCGTTAATACGGTGTTGCTGTCTCTATCCCAGACTTCCCACAAGGCCAAGAACTCGGCGCTGCTGGTTTCTGCTTCGCCCTGCACAAATCCATCAGCTTCTTTATGGCTGGATTTTTCCATCATGCCCGATTCGGTTTTAATCATTACCGGCTTGCGAGCGGTGTATTTGACTGCCGAATTTAGGATTTTCTTAGCGTCGCCGTATTGGCTTAGGTGCTGGCTGAACTTGCTATACCCATCATCACAACGCATGAATACACGGTGCGCGTTCCAAGGTGCGTCCAAATGGTTGGGGATAGTGAAGCCTGGCGATACTTGAAAGTCTTCACCTGCCACCACGTCAATTGCCATACCTTCTGCTGATACGCGCTCGACCTTGCCCTGCAATGCTGCAAGTTGGCGCTCATAGTCAGCAAGCCGGGATTCAATGTCTTGACTGGTATAGCCGACTTCCTCGCCCATGCGCTCAATCGCACCGGCATCCTTTTCTTCAATCTCGGCCTTTAATGCTCGGGCCTTCTCCATGTTGGCCTGCAAATCATTGATAGCTTGCGAAGTTTCAGGCGATTGTTGCGAGCGTTCCTGCCATGTGGCTTTGAGTACGCCAAGGCCGATGGTCAGTCCTGAGCGAATCCACGGACGGCCACGTCTACGCAGTCCCGCCTCACTCCACATCTTCGCGCCGATGATTTCGCACGTCTCAGCAAAGGCTTTTATGTCGCGGTTACGCTTGGCATAGGCTTTACGTAGCGCGTCCACTTGCATCTGAATCGCTTGCTCTTTGGCTTGTGCGGCAGTCTGTTCGCCAATCTGGATGGCTTGCTCAATGACCGCGCCTTGCTGCAAAGCCTGTAAACCAGCTTGCAATCCCGTCATCGCATGTTCTGGCATCCCTGCCTGCTCGGCAGCATCCATCGCTTGCGTCATGGCGGCTTCTGCATCCATGCCAGTCATTAGCGCCTGCTGCATCAGCTTCAAGCCCTGCATTGCCGCCTGTTCGCCGGTTTCCTTGTTCGATACGTCCTCGACAGCATCGCGTACCGCATCAGCCGATGGTGGCCGAACACATGGCCTGGCGCTACATCGAAGTCAGGATCACGGGCATAGAGGAATGATTCCAGAATGTCGATGTTAGTACCGACTAGATTAGCGTCCACCTCAAAGCCGGAGTCACCACGGGCATATTTGCGGTCTTTGGCGTACTGTTCTCGGGCTGGTTCATCGAACTTGCGGGCTGCTTCCAGCCTTTCAAACCATGCCTTAACGTCCGACTTCTCACGGTTCGCGCTGGGAGTTTGCGCTGATTCAGCGCCGTCTGTCGCAGAGTATTCATTCATGCGCGCACGTTGTCACAAGCTACAAACGGGTCAACGGATTAGCGGTAATACTTCGCCTTGGATTTGTCGTTGCCTTTGTCGAGTTTGTCGCGGGCATCGAACCATGCTTGAGTGAATGGCTTGGGCGCGGCTTCCGGTGGCGGCGGTGGTGGCAGCGCGTTAATCATATGGTCAACACCTCGGCCAAAGAGGCTGCAAACGTCCACCATGTCGTCTGTCTTTCCGTCTTGGCCGGTAAAGGCGCAAAGTTGGTTAATCAGCCTGTCGCCCCACTCGCACTCAGGCACATAGATTGGGTTTGTGCTGGCGTAGGCCGCAAAACCTAATGCACGGTCTGCCTTGGATGATGCAGACGCCAGGGCGTGACGATAGACGGGGAGCCTTTGACGCTGAATCTCCCGCGTGATCGTGCCGTCTATTGTGCGAAGCACCGTGCCTTTTTCCTCGAACACGGCAAGCGGCTTGTGATTCTTAACCAGTTGCGTCCACGCTGGGAGCCAGTCGGCTGCGTCTTCCTGCCCTGAGTACCAATCAAAGAACCAGATCCCGCCAGTAGCATCCACACCGCCCACACCAAACTCGTTAAAGTCTGGCTCCCGCTCTGGTGCGTCCGGGTCGGGTGCGCCTGCGTAGTCCGTGGACATGTAGTGCCGTAGATTGTTCGGATGCTCGCCCAGCTTGTAACGCTTGAACCACCTGCGCTTGAACAACAGGCCGGCAGCGGATCGGCACTTGCCTTCCCAGACGTGTTGATACAGGTCATCGTTCAGCGCCTTGAGCTTTAAGCGCTCGGAATCCATAGCCTTGCTGAACCAGTAGTTGTCCCGCCAGTTGATTTGACACACCCAAGCATCGGGATCGTTGCCTTTCACCCAGCGGTTATAAACATAATCTGTCTCTTGATCGGCATTGAAGGTCGCGATTATCTCGGCCCCTTCCTTTCTAACAATGGTCGGAATAAGGATATTCCAAGAGTTTGCTGAAATCTTGCTGGCTTCCTCGGCCCAAACTATATCGACGCCCTCAAACGACTTGATCGTGTCGGCGGTATGGTCTTGAAGCCCGATGAATGCAAACGTCGATCCGGTTGTTTTGCACTTGATTTCTGTTTTCAGAACGTCGAAGTAGGCCGTCATACCCAGCCGCTCGATATAGTCCTTGATTACCTGCATCGAAGACTGAGCAATGGACTTCTGAATTTCGCGAACGCATAGGATCCGGAGCTTCTTAGAGGAAGCCAACATAACCAAATACTGAGCCACGGTGTGAGACTTACCACCACCCCGGCCCCCGTGCATGATCTTGAACCGCCTGGGCTTGAAGATAGGCATTAACAGGTCTGGGATTTCAACCGGGACTTTCAGCATCGCGTTCATTGTCTCGGCCCTATGGTGCGAAATGGCATTTCAGGTTGATCTGACAGCCTCACTCACTCGGGCTTCGCGGCAACGGGTTGGATAATAAACTGAGGTACGGGCAGATTATTGCCCTCTGAGTCGGCCAGCATGGTCTTCTCTCCATATTTGCGGGGCAGAAACTTAGCCGCAAACCATTTGCGAGCATCTAATTCAACGCGGGCCTGTTGTGCATCAATGGTTCCAGAGCGCATGTCCTGAATGGTCACTTCCATCTTTTCAATCTGGTCTTCTGCCAATGCGGCTAACGCGCGTGCGTAGTTGTCACCAGCGCCCACTCTCATAGCAGCGGCACGGAAAGTTGCTCTGTTTATTCCGACCTTTTCACAAGCTGCGTTCTCGCTTGAGCCATCTTCGACCAAAGCAATAACTTCGGCTACCTGTTGCGCCCTATCCATAACGAACCTGCCATTCAGCACTGAATCTGACTTTCCCATCCATGCTCATGTTTTCTTAGCTTGTTAAAGAACGCCCCAAAATATCTTGCTGCCCCTGTCTGGATAGCCTCGGCCCTTAATGAATTTTAAATGTTTTGCCCAAGCTGCCTGCAAGCCGCAAAGTATCCGAACAAGTCTTTTCTGGCGTTCAGTCTT